TTTGTAAAATTGATGATGAAATCATATTAGTACCAAACCCACCCGTGTATGCGTAAGTAACACCACTATTCCCTATTAATTTATCAGCCGTAAGGGTTCCATTTGGTGCGTTTATTTCGTTTTCAGAAATTGTTGTTAATTGTTTCGTCCACGTGCTAGCAGAAAATGTTTCACTATTGTTAAACCTATTATAAGGTACTTCTTCTATTAAACTTTGAGAATTAACCCTTGTCGCTCTTGTTGCTCTTGTAACCGTTAAATCACCAGTATCATTATTTGGAACAACGCTAAATAATTTAGTCTCTTCATAACCGTTTGGCGTTATGACTAAACTTGCCGAATCTAGTAACCCCTCATATTCTAATTCATTAAGTTGTGTGTATAAACAATCATCAGCTTCAAATCTACCTAAATCTGAAAAAATTCTATTTTTAAACAATAGAATAATATTTCTTATTTTTGATGTTAGTGTAAATAACATCAGTCTTCTTAAACTCATAACTTATTACCTTTGATTTATAGAATAAATAATTTCTGTTGGTGCTATATATGTACAAAAAATGTAATTTATCGTACCAGCAGAATAATTACCACTACCACTTAATTTTTTATATTGACTTCCAAATGTGGGTGTTGTACTACCACTATGTATTAAAATATTTGTAACACCCAAAAGAGCACCAGTAACATTTGCTGTAATAGCGCTGCTAGTTTCTGGTGAAGTCAATGTACCATAAACAGTATCAGTTGTGAAAGATATAGTAACACCAGAAGACCTTTTAGCCTCCGTAGACAAAGGTATATAACCATTATAAGTACTTGCAGAAATGTAATTCCCTTCAAACCCATGGTCTGTTACTATTTTTTTATTGCTAACTATTCCGTCAACACCTATATTTATTGAATTATATTCACCAAACAAATCAACATATAATTGAATATCATTAGGTGTTATATTTAAATAATTATTATTCGAATCAGACGTATTACCTAAACTTAAACCACCATCAGCATTTATCGATAAATAACTTTGTTGGTATCCATAAATATAAGAACCAATACCACTATTAAAGTCTAATTTTTTAGTATTTAAATCGTATTCGGTCCCTAAGTATAAATAACCATTATCCCACACCCCACTAAACCCTTTATTTGCATTTATAAGGTTATTACCTAAATCAACATCCTTTGTTGCCCCAGTATACGGAACATAATTGTCTTGTATTTGTTCAGTTGTTGCTGATAACGCATTTATATCACTTGTAAGACCAGATAATTCAGAATTGATACCTTGAATAACAGAACAACCACTTAATGTGACACAAGTAATATTATTAGAATCTCCAGTATAAAAACCAGATACGTTAAAAGTACCACCTGTGTTGTTTCTAAAAATAGCGGTACCAGCAGAATATGTACCACCTGTTACAAATGTATCTTGTGTTGATATACCTAAATATGTTGTAGCTGATATTGTATTTGCTGTAAGACCGTTTGTGAATCTAGTTGCACCAGATACTGTACCACCAGTAAAGTTAACACCAGTACTAAACCCAGATACACTAAATGTACCACCTGTGTTGTTTGTAAACACAGCGGTACCAGCAGAATATGTACCACCAGTAACAAAAGTATCTTGTGTTGATATACCAGTAAGATTAGAACCATCACCATAAAAAGTGTTAGCACTAAAAGATAAATTAGTACTTACTCCACCAACACCTAATATTATTTCAGTGTTTCCAGTACATGAAAGTATATTATTAGTATAAAACGCTGTACATGCGCTATACACTTCAACACCATCTACAGGTTCTAAAATAAACGTTTCGTTTATACTTAAAGATTTTTGTCCGTTGTTCATTATGTTGTGCTTGTTGTTCCTACTAATTTAAATTCACTTACAGCTAAATAGTTTTTAGTGACTTTTATTGTTATAATATCATTTGCACTTAATATTAAAGGTGTGTTCATTATTGTACCATCAAATATCGTTGAACCATTAGATATAATTGTTATTCTAGATATATTCTTAACATCTATTAATTGAGTAAAGTTTACATCATATTGTAAAGTAAAACTAAATTGATTATTAGACCTAGGTTTAAAAATAAAAGCATAATTAGCTATATTATCTTTTCTAGACGCATCAAATAAAACATCGTTAAATATTTTTCTCTCATCAATTTCTAAAGCCATTACAGTTCTATTTATAGTTGGAATTACCTCATATTGAGATTCATCTAACAAATAACCCAATAAAGTCACTTCAAAAGTTTGAACATAAAATCTTTTATTTTCAAAGTCATCAATATTACTCTCATCACCTATAGACTCTAAATGCAATGGCATCGGATGTCCTTTTACGTTTATATAACATTGTCTAGATTGAAAGGCTAATTGAATAGCTGTATTAAATAAATTTAAGTCTTTCATTTTAGTTGTAAAGATTCTAATCTCATAAGTTAAATCAACTGAGACTGGTTGTGGTACTTTGTATAAATCAACACCACTTCTAGCACCATCCCATGTTGGTACTTTCATATAAGTGTAAGTACGACGACCTGGGATGTTCCATAAACCAGCTTGATTTTGACCTTGTTGTATATCTGGTTTTCTAAGTATTGTTATAAATGGCATGCTTATATTTTTATACTTATCGGTGAAACTCCATGTTTTAGTAAATTCATTCCATCTTTGTATCGTTAAAAATATAACAGGTACCTTCTCTCCATCAATACTGATAGACAAACCATCTTCAGAATTAAAAAAATCAACAACTGAAGAATCCATATCTTCAGCGTTTACACCTCTAGGTAAAAAAGTACCTTGGTCAGCAATACCATCAAGAATTTCTTGACGTCTCTCTGGACCAATCTTACCATTGGTAATATCTATATTTGTTATATATCCTTTTGGCATCATAATTATTAAACTCCTTTAAATTCGTTATATTCAACACTTGCACACAATATAGTTCTAAAGGCACCCTTATAACCCATAATTGTATGTTTATTGTCATAGTTTTTCACACCATCATTAACAACACTAAAATATCTTATTTCAGTTTCAGTAACTGGGTATCCAATATAATCACCATAACTTATCTGTGTTTTTAAATCAGTTAGTTGAGCATCATAAATCCCAAAAGTCAATTGCCCATCTTGTAAGTATCTAAGACTACCGTTTCCATTATACGCTTTATTTTCAGCTTCAGCCATTATAGGAATTACCTTTAACTCAACTGGTGGGAAATATCTTATACCATCAGCCGATGCTTCACCATAAACATTATCGAATTCTGTCATATCGCGGTCAACTCTATAAAGGATAACGGTAAAATTTCCATCACCTTCAATTGCCTCGCGACCCATTGAAATCTCTAAATTAAAATCTTCTTCAGAGAAAAATTTATTGATTCTAGTTATGGGTGTGATATTGTTATTTTGATTGTTCATATATGTATTTTTATTATAAATATTTATATTTTAAATAATAACTTAAAACCCTTGATTTTTATTTATTTTTTTATTATATTTAAATGTTATAACGTAAAAAAAAAGAATATGTAGATTGATTAAATTAGACGATATAAAAGGTCGTTCAGCATTAGATATGTTAGAAACATATGATGGGTATAATCCATACATACTAACACTTAAGGCTGAATATTTAAAGACAAAAAAATTGCTGTTAACTGACACGCAATCAAGATATATTATAGATAATGTAGATAGAGACCCACAATTCATGAATCGTGTGGTTAATATTACCGAATATTTAGGTGAAGAATTAAAAACAAAAATGGAATTAGATTTTACACCCAAAAGAATTCTTATCGAATTTATGTTAGCTGAAACAGAAAAAGCTTACCACGTTTATGGGAAACTAACTAAAAAAAGTGAATCTAAATTGCTTTGGTTACCAAAAACACAAGTAACAGATGACCCATATTTTGAATCCATAAATGTCAATGTTGATTTTACTAAATACAATGATGTGTTAAGTAAATTAGGTAAAAAATTATATCAACACCAAGAAGAAGGTATAAAATTTTTATTATCTAGAAACGGGTGTATACTTGCTGATGATATGGGTCTAGGTAAATCTATCCAATCAATTATCGCTGCAATAGAAAGTGGTGCAAAAAAAATACTTATCGTATGCCCATCATCAACAAAGATTAACTGGGAACGAGAAATAAACGTTTTTTCTAATGAAACAACAATTATTGATGGAAAGAAATTTTCAGATTCTAAATTCACGATAATAAACTTTGATATCCTTAAAAATTTTCACACACTAGTAAAAAAAGGTAAAGAAAACGAACACCCTACAATACATAGACAATTAGCTGAAGCTGGTTATGATTTATGTATAATAGATGAAGCTCACTATCTTAAAAATAATGATAGTATTAGAGGTAAAATTATGGTCGAACTATCAACTAAACATAATATAGAAAAAGTTTGGTTATTAACTGGTACACCAGTTGCTAACAGACCTATGGATTTCTTTAATTTATTAAAGATTATAAAGTCTCCTATAGCTAATAATTGGCAACACTATGCAACTAGATACTGTGAAGGTAGAAAGTTCTTTAGAACGCTTAAAAATGGTCAAAAAAAACAAATATGGCTTACTGATGGTGCTAGTAATTTAGAAGAATTGGCATCTAAGACTAAAAATATTATTCTTAGAAGACTTAAAACAGAAGTTTTGGATATGCCAGATAAAGTTGTTTCTCCAATGTATCATTTGTTGGATAGTAAGCAAAAAAAACAATATGAATATTTATGGGAAGAATACATATTGGCTAAAAAAGCTGCTGGTAAAAAAGTGAGAGAAGAACAGAAGGATTTAGTAGAATTAATTCTTCTTAGACAATTTATTGCACAACAAGCAATACCCTACACAATTGAAATGGTTGAAAATGCAATCGAAATGGGTCGTAAGGTTATTGTATTTACAAGTTTCACAGATGAATTAAATACAATTGCTGACCATTTTGGTAAAGCGGCTGTTAAACATAACGGACCTATGTCTAATTCTATGAAACAAAAATCTGTTGACGCTTTTCAAAACAATGATAAGGTTAAAGTTTTTGTTGGTAATATTAAATCAGCTGGTGTTGGGATTACACTTACTGAGGGTACGGTTGTTATTTTTAACTCATTTGATTGGGTGCCAGGGAATAACGAGCAAGCCGAAGATAGAGCATTCCGTATAGGTCAAAAAAACGATGTTAATGTTTACTATCAATTATTCGATGATACCATATCAACTAGAATGTGGGATATGCTTAACACTAAAAAAGATGTAATATCAATTATAATGGGTGAAAAAGAATTTACCGAAGAAGAAATAACAGAAAAATTAATAGAAAAATTATATGAATAAAGTAACTATTTACACAATGAGTGAATGTCCTTATTGTACGGAATTAAAAAACTTGTTAGAACAAGAAAATATTGAATATAGAAATGTTGATATAGATTTACCAGAAAATCAAGAAGAATTTCAACAAATATTAGAAGTATCTAACGCCGAAGAAGTGCCGATTGTTAGAATTGAAAAACAACTATTTGTACCAAACGTTTCGTTTAAAACCATTACCGAAGCCGTTGAATTAACTAAGAAGTTTTTAGTTTAATTTGATTTTTTCTTATATTTATAAGAAAAGAAAAAATATGGGCGTTAGTTTAGAAGAAAAAGATAAACTTTTTAGACAATTTAGACATTCAGTAGGTGCTCCAATCCGTCAAATAGAATTGACAGATGAACAACTATGTACTCTATTGGAGATTTCAATAGAAGACTACGCACAATATGTGCAAGAATGGCTTATAGAACATCAATGGCAATCAATTATAGGTCAAAACATGGATACTATTGATATGGCATTTGCTTTAAGTGTTAGAAATTTTGATTTTATGACACAATATACTTATGCGTATTCAAAACAAGTTGGTTTACAAACTAGAGGACCATGGGAACTTAAAAAAGACTATGTTGAATTAGAATCTGGTCGTCAAGTATATCAAATACCAGCTGGCCGTGAAGTAAACGAAGTTCTTTGGATAACACCTCCAGCGACTAGTCAAGCATTGTTAGCTAATTATGGTGGTATCGATTATGGTTTTGGTGGTGGTTTTTCACAAGTTGGTGGTGGTGTTGGTACTGGTGGTCCTAACGGAAGAATGGGGTATTATGTTGCACCAGCATTTGATATTTTACTTACCGCTGCTGATATGAATTTAAAAAACAGAATCATTAGAAGTGAGTTGGTTTATAAAATAACCGCTGGACCTGAAGGTACTAAATTATTACATTTAATGAGCACCCCAGGTTCTAAACTTTCCTTCGGTCAAGGTATTGGTGGTGTTGGTAGTTCTATTAACATGACAGGATGTCAAGTATGGTACCACTATTATGATACTACACCAGAAAATATTGACCAATGTAGACAAGACAACCCAGATATTATAAAAATGCCTAACCAAGTTCCGTTGGCAAAACTGGATTTTGCTGATTTTAACGAACCAACAAAAACTCTTATCCGTCAATTATTTATTGCTGAAGCTAAAAGAGCGTTGGGTAGAACTAGAGGTAAATTTGGTGGTATTGTAGGACCGCCTGAGGCTGAAAGAACTATGGATTATGAAACATTGATATCTGAGGGTAACGAAGAGAAAAAAGCAGTTCTGGAAAGACTAGACGCGCGACTTGAAAGACTTTCTAGTACAAAACAATTAGAAAGAGGTGCGACAGAAGCTGAGAGTCTTAACAAAGCTATGAAATACAGACCATTAGGGTTCTGGGTATATTAAAAATAAAAGGGGCGAAAGCCCCTTTATTATTTTTAAAAACCCCAATCTTCTTCTGATTCTTCTTTAACTACAACTTCAGGAGTTTCATGAAGTTCAGCTTCTTTATCCATAACATTTACAATTGCTGTTTCATCCACAACGTAACCTTCAGGTACTTCACTGAATGTATCATCAAATTCATCATCTAACAATAATTCTTCATCACTTCTGATAAGGTTTCCTTCTTCATCTTCTTCTAATTCTTCTTCATCATCCTCATTTTCAGAGTAAGTTCTCTTTTTCTTTTCAATGACTGGTTTTTCAATTACAATACTATCAGCTTTTTCTTTTAATTTACCCAATAAAGTCAAATCATCAATTTCAACTTCTTCTGTGTTAATATTAATTGTTTCACCACTCATGATTCTACATTCCTCTAAATAATCAAGCCATAAATCATAACGATTATCTCCATCTGAATATTTTTTAAGTTTGTAAAAATTATCTCTTTCTCTAGATTCTTTTTCATATTTAAAGATTTCTCTAATATGACATAAAGTTTCTCCCCACTTTCTAGAAATCAAAGTTCCGTTCTCACCAATATCACATAATATAAAAATATCGATAGGTAATTCACCTTTTTTTCTTATAAGTGAAAAATCCTTAACTTCTAATCTTTTAAAGATTTCATCTAATTTTTCTTTTTCTTCTACGACACCCTCTTCTTTAGCTATTCTCATTCTTTCATAGTAATCTATTTTGATTTCTTCCCACTCAGATAGTTCCATATTATTTGGGACTTTATTAACGCGTTCCCAGAACTTAATCTCTTTATCTTCCATAATCATTAAATCCTCGTAAGAATCTTGGTCGACTGGTCTAAAAGGTTTACCTGAAATTAAACTACATTGAGATTTAGTGAAAATAATTCTATCCTTTAAGACCTCAAATGTTTTTTTAGTTTCCTTATCTTTAATTTTAATTATAGATAATTGAATTTGGTCTCTGATTTCTGGACTAAAACAAACTAACAATGGTTTAACTTTTTTATTAAAAGCTTCTAAATATCTAGCAACGTTGTATTCATCAGTAAATAAAGTAGATTCCAGTTCTTTTATTCTAGCATCAAATTGGTTAATATCACCACCTTCTTCACCTACTTTTTCAACAGCTTTTTTCAACATTTCAAGTTCTTTAATAGCCTCAAAATCTCGCTCAACCGTATCAGGCATGATTAGTTTACAGTTTATTTTAAGAGTGCTTTTAGCTTCAGGTGGAGTAGCGTCTTGACCATTGTTGATATACCATTTTTCAAGCTGTTTTTTGGTCATTTTATTTTCCCAGATAGTTTGCAAATCACCTTGAGATTTAGAAGTACCAGTGTTTATATAATACAATACATCACCTAAACTAGTATCCAAATTATTTAACATAGCTAATTCCATGTGCGCTTGTTTTGGCATAGGGTTACCAGCTTTGTTTTTCATTTTTGCTTTTTTCTTATAATCAGTTATTGATAATTTAACCTTAGATTTAGAAGCCATTTTAATCAATGGGATTTTATAGTTGTATATTTTATCAACGTATTCATAATAATGGTTAATAAATGAATAACCATCACCATCTAATAACATTCTAATACCCTTATTTAAGAATTCTTCAATATAAACTGGCATTTTCTTAGATTTAATAGAGTTTCCTACTAATTTAATCTTACCACCAATATCATTAGCATAATTCTTTCTAGCAAAATTAATTGTAGAGGTACACACGTCATCTAAATCCAGACCCATTCGGCCAATCATAAATGTTTCGTTAAATTCAGCCAATACAGCATCGATACCATAAAGTGTTTTACCACCTTCACCCTCAGTTTTCCAATGAGTACCGTTAGCAACATATGAAAAATCGTTTAAATTATCAGGGGCTGCAAAGTTACAACCATCAGTATCTAATACTAGCGCTCTAAATCCGTATTTTTCCGTAAAATGACGTACCATAAGCCTCAAGTATTGACGACCACGACATGTTGTTTCTTCAGCTGAATCTGTATCACCCCAGTTAAAGATATATGGTGCCCCATATGAACCAAACCATGAGTTTGCAAGAATCTTAAGAGGTAACTGTTTTTTATCATACAAGTTAGCCAAAGCCTTATGCTCTTGAATTTCTTTTTTAAGTTTATCAATCTCAGCTTGTGACATATTAGCACTTTCTTCTTTTAATTTTTTCTCCAAAGATTTAAAAACACCCTTCTCTTTACCATTTAAGAACTTGTATTTATCACGCGTATCCACAACATATGTTAATGTACCTTTCATCACACCAGTTATATCTAATTCTGGGAAAATATCCCAAGTTAACTGTGTTTTAGGGTATAATGCAGCAAAGTCTAATTTATATACGTTTCTAGCAAAACCTACTTCTAACAAACGTGACAAACCACCAGTAAAATCTCTTTTAGGTTGTGTTTCTGGAATAGCCAATCCATTTTCATATGACCATGCGGCCATAATAAGTTTCCATTGTCCAGCCGTTCCCATAGTTGATGAACGTTGAAACGTAGTAGGTAAAATTTTTGCGATAAGAAAACTAGCTTGATTGAAAATATTATCAATTTGTTCAGTCTCCCAAAGGTCATCAATCAAATATCTTTGAACAATGAAAGCACCTGTTTTAACCACATAACCATCTTGTATTTGATTTGTCTCAGTTATTTTATACCAATCACCATTGGTATCATTAAACGCGTATTTGTTTTCTTTATCGGCCCATGTTGCGTTTATTTTATCACCTGGCACATAAACACGATTAGGTTTTGCAATTTCAGAATATTGTGTAATATACTTCAATCCCCAAGACTTAATCTCAGAGTTGATAGCCATTGCTCTACGAACAGCATGTGAAATATCCAAAATATTATAACCAAACATATGTGTTTGATTATAAGCTTCTGTTTCACCACCTAATTTAAGTGTTGCTGGTTTTCTTTTAATCTTTGATGCTCTGCTAAGAGTAATTGCAACCTCAGTAACTGGTAATCCAAGTCTTTCGGCGCGCTCAAATATAAAAGGCCAGTCAAAATTTTCAGAATTGTAACCAGCAATAATGTCTGGTTTTAAAAATTCTATTATTTTAAAGAATTTAATAATATTTTGACGTTCACTTTCACGTTTATCTTTAGGTGAATCACCTATTGTTTCTATAACCGCTTCGTTACCCTTATTGTCTTTAACACCGATTTGAAATATTGCATCTCTAGTTGCAAATAACCCCTCGGTTTCCAAGTCAAATTGTAATCTATGCAAATCATCGTAATCCTCAAACCCTTTGAATAAACGCTTACCTGATTGAATTAAAAATTGTTCAGTAGGGCTGAACATGATAAAAGATTTTTGGTGTTCTTTACTAAAGATATCGACACCACCGTTTTTAAAAAAATTAATTAAATCGTTAGAGTTTTTTTTACACTTAGCCATATAAATATAACCATTTTCCATCCTATCAGGAATAAAACCATCTTCAGACCATGTTCTTAATTTGGTGATTTTAACACCAAAATGTTTACTAGCCTCAATAACTTTCATTCGTTTTCCTTGATAAAGATATTGTGTCACATCTTCTTTAAACCAAAGAAATGGTTGGAAATTGTGTTCCTCTATTCGTTTATTACCTTCCTCTACATCATTAACTACTAATGATACGTAAGGTTTATCATAATAAGACTCAACAGCGACAATATATTTTTGAGGGTCACTACCTTGTAAGAAAGATTCTATTCTTTCATTGCTAACTTTTTGTTCAGTATGGCTCATAATTTATTTTTTATTGCAAATATACTAAACATTTTATTATTAGACAAGTAAAATGAGTGTAAAAAAAAAATAACTTTGTGACACACAAAGTTATGATTTTATTTTTAAAAAAGCAAGTTTTTAATGTTATTTTTTTATTGTTCTTTCTAAAATGTTAATAAAAAGTTCTTCTCTAATTGGAACTATAAGGGTTCCAGTACCGTCTAAAAAATCAATTTCAAACTGACCAACATACCTACCAGAAACTGATGTGTCTCTTTCAGTGAAATTGTATATAATGTAAAATTCGTCACCAACACAATTAACTGGTTCTACTTGTTCAATCCCAGTTAATTTTTTAGCTATTCTTTTTACACCAGTGATAACATCTGTCATAGTAAAATAAATGCTAGCGTTTTGCACTTTTTCGTGAAACTTTTGAAAATCGTTTCTACCGTCCTGTATTAATTCTAATTTTAACACAGGAAGTGTAGAGTTTTTATTTATTGAGAATTCCATATTTTTAATTATTTTATTTGTTTTATTATAATTATAAAAATAATTTTAAATTATATTTATTGTTCTAGTAACACCACTTACTCTTATTTTTAAACCTGTTAATGTGTTACTTTCTAACCAAATATCACCATCATTTGGACTTGAAGGTGCTGGTCCAACCTCAAGTCTCATAATAGCTGAAGCAGTTGTTGATGCTGCTATATGTAAATTAGCAGTTGGTGACACCACGCCAATACCTATTTTACCATTTGTTTGTGCGCTAAATGATGGCGTCGCTCCAGTTATGTTTGAATGTGTTCCAGTACCAAATAAAACACCACCTAAATTAATACTATTTGTTGTACTAGAAGGTAATGTAATGTTAGTACCTATAATCACATTATTTGAACCTATACTATTAGCACCAACATTAAGACCAACTCTATAACCAATCAACGTTGAATAACTAGCAATAATAGCGTTTTGACCAGCACCAAAACCAATAAAGTTTGAAGTAGTTGCAGCGGTAGCTCCATACCCAGCCAATCGACCAATAAAGTTTGATTGGCTAGAATTTGTTGCGTCTCTACCAGCCTCAGAACCTATAAAATTTGACATAGTAGCACCTGTAGCACCTCTACCAGCACTTGAACCTAAAAAATTTGAACCATAAGCATTAGTTGCTTCATAACCAGCATTAGCACCTAAAAAATTTGAACCATAAGCATTAGTTGCTTCATAACCAGCATTATTACCCATAAAATTTGAATCACTAGCACCTGTTGCGTTAGAACCAGCTTCAGTACCAAAAAAGTTTGAAAAACTAGCACTTGTCGCACCTCTACCAGCACTAGAACCTAAAAAGTTTGAACCACTTGCATCTGTTGCTCCATTACCAGCACTAGAACCGAAAAAGTTTGAAGAAGAAGCACCTGTTGCACCATAACCAGCACCACCACCTATAAAGTTTGAATTATTAGCATCTGTTGCTTCATAACCAGCTTCACTACCAAAAAAGTTTGAACCACCAGCACTTGTCGCACCCCTACCAGCACTACGACCAAAAAAGTTTGAATAACTAGCCTCTATTGCTCCCCTACCAGCGTTTTCACCCATAAAGTTAGAATTATCAGCATATGTAGCACCATACCCAGCTTCACCACCAAAAAAGTTTGAGTTATAAGTATCTATTGTATTAGCACCAGCGTTTCTACCAAAAAAGTTTGAACTATACGCATTTGTTGTTGCATAACCAGCACTAGCACCTAAAAAGTTTGAATCATAAGCATCTGTTGCTCCATAACCAGCACTAGCACCAAAAAAGTTTGAATTATCACTAGTTGTTGCTCCACTACCAGCATTTATACCCATAAAATTTGAATTACTAGCATCATTTGCTTTAGAACCAGCACTTTGACCAAAAAAGTTTGAATTATTAACTTTGTCTACCCCTAGACCAGCATTTTGACCTAAAAATATAGAATTATATGGAGATTTACCGCCTTTACCAGCATTTTGACCAATAAATATTGAATTATCTGCACCTTTTGCTTCATAACCAGCCTCATAACCAAAAAAGTTTGAATTAAACGCATTTGTTGTTCTTCTACCAGCGTAATAACCGATAAAAGTTGAACCACTAGCATTCTCTGCTTCAGCACCAGATAAATAACCAAAAAAGTTTGAATGATTAGGATTTGTAGCACTATACCCAGCATTAAAACCTATAAAGTTTAAATCACTAGCTGCTTCATTACCAACACCAGCTCCTTTCCCAACAACAAATTTATTAGCCCCACCAATAGCTCTAGCTCCATCACCTATTGCAATGTTATCTGCACCTTCAACAATAGGTGGTATACTAGGTGGTGTTGATGGTTCAGCATACCATTGTGGTTTATAAAAACCAGACACACTAAATGTACCACCTGTATTATTAGTAAATGTGGCGTTACCATCAGAATATGTACCACCAGTTACAAATGTATCCACTAAACCTGAAAGCGTAAAAGTACCGCCTGAATTGTTTCTAAATGTTGCTACAGTACCACTCTTAGTAGCACCAGTTACTCTAATATCTAAAGGTAAGTTTTGATATGTTGTGGCTGATATTGTATTTGCTGTAAGACCATTTGTGAATCTAGTTGCACCAGATACCGTACCTCCAGTAAATGAACTACCAGTACTAAACCCAGATACACTAAATGTACCACCTGTTTTGTTTGTAAACAAAGCGGTACCAGCAGAATATGTACCACCTGTGATATAAAGTTCTGTGTTACCACTAAAATAAGGTGTTAAAAAATTTAATAACCCTTGTATGTCTTGTTTTTTTGTTGTCCCACTGTTAACAATAGGGAATATATCACTAACTGTTAGATTAGCGTTTGCTTGTAATTGACTTATTTTTCTATTTGGCATTTTATGTGTTTTTATATAAATATT